ATGAGTCAGATCGCGTTCAAGTTTCGGCAGATGGTCCAGAAGATGTGGTTTCTGCCGGCCGCATTCTCATTGGTCGCCGTCCTGACCGTGGTAATCGCCTTCGTGATGTCGGGTTTGGTGCCCGATAAATTGCCGTTCACGTTGTCTTCCGAAGCCGTGGAATCGATCCTGACGGTGCTCGCCTCAAGCCTGTTGACGGTGGCGGTGTTCTCGCTTTCCACGATTGTGAGCGCCCTGTCGAGCGCTTCAGCCTCTACAACGCCCAGGGCTGTGCCGCTTATTGTTGGAGATCGTAGCGCGCAGACGTCGATCTCGGTGTTCATCGGGGCGTTTCTCTTTTCGATTGTCGGCATTATCGGGCTCTCCGCCAACATCTACAGCGAAGCGGGGCGTCTCCTGCTGTTCGCCGTGACCTTGGCAGTGGTGGTTCTGGTGGTCGCTGCGCTAATACGCTGGATTGGACAGATGTCCTCCATCGGCCGGGTGGCGGAAACGGTCAGCAAGGCCGGTACGGCGACTGAGAAGGCTTTCCGGACGGTGCCCGGAGACGGTCTGCTAGGGTGCCGTCCGCTCAGCGGAAAGCCGTCTGGCGAGCCCATCTTTTCCCGCAAGACTGGCTATGTGCAACACATAGATCTTTCGCGCCTGCAGGAGTTGGCGCATGAACACGAACTGCTGATCTCCATCACTGCGCGTCCGGGCGCCTATGCAGCGCCTGACCGTCCACTTGTGCTCGTTGCCGGTACGCTCGAGGACGATATGGCGGACAGATTGGCCAGTGCTTTCACCGTGGGCGCCGGCCGAACTTTCGACAGCGACCCGCGCTTTGGGCTGATCGTGCTGGCTGAGATCGGAAGCAAGGCGCTGTCACCAGGTATCAACGATCCCGGCACCGCCATCGCTGTCGTGAGCACGCTGGTGCGCGTGCTGGCGGAGCGGCCCGTCGAGGACAGTGAGCTCAAATACGAGCGGTTGCTGGTGGCGCCGTTGGACCCGGATGATCTCATGGCCGATTCCTTCCGACCGATCGCAAGGGACGGGGCTGGTAGCATTGAAGTGATGTTGCGGATGATTGCGGGCCTGAAGACCTTGGCGCACTGCCGGCCAGAAATGGAGGAGGCAGCCAGGGGCATGATCGCCGACGCGCTGGAGCGTGGCCTGACGGCAATGAGCGCAAAGAGCGACCAAGCGGCGCTCAAGGCAGCGGCGAAGCTGGCATAGAAGGTTTGGCCATTCTTTGGCCTCCAGCCACGCGGCCATCGACCCTGGCTCTCGTGGCCGTCTGACCTAAGTTTCTTCCACCCGAAGGATGTCACGGCTGCGCCGCCCGGCTCCAAGTTATCCCCGCGTGACGCTGGTCTGTTATTGTTCAGGCATGGTCGACGAATTGGGTCGATGAGGGGGCGGTGAACCCCGGCAATTCAGGACATGATGGTATGGAAAGCCCTGACGATATCGAGCGGCAAGCGCCGCCCGACTGGCAGACTATTCGCGCCGAGTATGAAGGGCGGCTGTTCGAGCCAAAGACCATCTGCAAGCGCCACGGCATCACCGTGTCGCAGCTGCGTTACCGCCGCCAATGCGATGGTTGGCTCAGCCAGCGCGAGCGCAGGCCGAAAGAGGCAGTGCTGGTGTCGCGGATGCTCAAGGTGCTCGAAAGACAGATAAGAGATTTGGAAATGGCCAGAAATGAACCGGTGGAGAAACGCACGAACACATTGGCCACGCAGGTCAAGACACTGGACAAGTTGATCGAACTGGGTGCGGCCGAGCGCAATGTGGACCCTGCCAGCCGCAAAGACATGACCGATCTGCGGGCTAAACTCGTCAAGCGCCTTGACCAGTTCAAATCCCGCTAGCTCGCAGGCCGAGGTCGACGCGCTCGGAGACGACGAGGTCGAAGCCCAATATTATAATTGGCAGAAATGGGCCTTCGCCAAGCAATTGCCGCCCGATGGCGACTGGACGACCTGGCTGCTGATGGGCGGACGCGGTTCGGGCAAGACCCGGGCCGGTGCCGAATGGGTGCGGCAACTGGCGCGCCAGCGGATATCGCCCATCGCGCTGGTGGGTGAAACGATGACCGAAGCGTTGGACATCATGGTGCGCGGCGAAAGCGGTCTTATGGCTGTGCATAGGGACGATGAGCGGCCCACCTTGTGGGGCAAGAACCATTTGCGCTGGCCCAATGGAGCCGAAGCAACGATCTTGACGGCATCGGACCCCGAACGCTTTCGTGGACCGCAATTCGCGGCGGCCTGGTGCGATGAGATCGGCAAATGGCCCCATGCGGAAGCCGCCTGGGACATGCTGCAATTCAGCTTGCGCCTGGGCGATCGGCCGCGCCAATTGGCAACGACGACGCCCCGCCCGACGGCATTGATACGCCGTTTGCTCAGGGACGAGCGGACGACGGTGGTGCATATCGCCACGCACGAGAACCAGGCCCATCTGGCGCCGACTTTTCTGGACGCGGTGGTGGCGCGCTATCGCGGCACCGTGCTTGGCCGCCAGGAACTTGATGGCGAACTGATCGAGGATCGGCCCGACGCGCTCTGGCAGCGGGCCATGTTTGGCCGGGCGACGAGCGGCCCCGATGGCCGGATCGTGGTCGCGGTCGACCCGCCGGTGACCGGACACGCCCGGTCCGACGCGTGCGGGATCATTGTTGCCGGCCGGCTGGGTGATGGCGCCTTGGTGCTTGAGGACGCCACGCTCAAGCAGGCTTCGCCGATAACGTGGGCGCGACGGGCTGTGGCGGCTTTCCACGCCCATGCCGCCGATTGCATTGTTGTCGAGGTGAACCAGGGCGGGGATCTGGTGCGTCAGATGATCGCCCAGGTCGACGCCCTTGTGCCGGTGCGAACCGCTTACGCCAGCCGCGGCAAGTGGGTGCGGGCAGAACCCGTGGCAGCGCTCTATGCCCGCGGCCTAGTGCAGCATGTCGAGGGCCTTACCGCGCTGGAAGACGAGCTGTGCGCCTTCGGACCGGACGGCAAGGCGGACGGTCACTCGCCGGACCGCGTGGATGCACTGGTCTGGGCGCTGACGGAATTGGTGCTGAACGAACAAAGGCCGCGGGTGAGGGGCTTGTAGCCGGGCCGAAGGCAAAATCGCTCCAGTGGAGCGATTTTAGGCGGCAAGGCCATGAGAGCTGCGCTCGAATGGCGGGGCAACAAGGTCTATCCCCACCTAACCTCCCCCTGAAGCAGGGGGAGGGACCTATCGAGATTGTTGCATTGCCGGTGGGCCACCGCGGCGCCCCTCCCCCTGGCAAGGGGGAGGTTGGGTGGGGGTCGAAAGAACGAGGAACAAGACATGCCCAATATCCTGAACCGCCTTTTCGGCGGTCGCACAAACACGCCTGGAGAAAACAAGGCGTTTGCCGGTCATACCATGCTGACGTTGAGCCAGCTGGGGCCCGCGCAGTGGAGCGGGCGGGGATATGCGAGCCTGGTCAATCAGGGCTTCATGCGCAATCCCGTGGTCTATCGCTGCGTCCGGCTGATCGCCGAGGCGGCCAACCGGGTGCCGCTGACGGTGAAGATTGAGGGCCGGGCGGTGAGCGAACATCCGCTGGTCTCGCTGCTGGCAAAACCCAATGGGCGGCAGTCGGGCGCAGAAATGCTCGAAGCCGTCTATGCCTATCTGCAAATCGCAGGGAACGCCTACCTGCAGGCGGGAATAGTCGATGGTGCAGTGCGAACGCTCTTCGTCTTGCGGCCCGACCGGATGAGCGTGGTGGCCGGGCGCGACGGCTGGCCCGTGGCCTATGACTACAAGGCCGGCGGCAGGGCGTCACGGATTTCGCAGGACAGTGTTCCGGTGCCGGGCGTGCTGCATATGGCGCTGTTTCACCCTCTGGATGACCATTACGGCATGGGGCCGCTCGAGGCCGCGCAGACCAGCCTCGATATCCACAATGCCAGCGCCCAGTGGAACAAGGCACTGCTCGACAATGCGGCGCGGCCGAGCGGGGCCCTGGTTTATTCGGCCGGGACAGGGAGCCTGACCGAAGAACAGTTCAACCGCCTCAAGGAAGAGATGGAGGCCCATTTCGCCGGGGCGGCCAATGCCGGGCGACCCATGGTGCTCGATGGCGGGCTCGACTGGAAAACCATCGCCCTGAGTCCGCGCGACATGGACTTCATCGAAGCCCGGCACGCGGCGGCGCGGGACATCGCCCTGGCCTTCGGCGTGCCGCCCATGCTGCTCGGCATACCGGGCGACAATACCTATGCGAACCTGGCCGAAGCCAACAAGGCGCTGTGGCGGCAGACGCTGGTGCCGCTGGTGGTGCGGGTGGCGCAGGAATTGAGCGGGTGGCTGGGGCCGGCTTTCGAAGGCGCGGAAGTGGTGCCGGACTTCGAAAGCGTCGAAGCGCTGGCCGAGGACCGTGCAGCGCTCTGGGCGCGGGTCGGCGCGGCGGGTTTTCTGAGTGATGCGGAGAAGCGGGAACTGACCGGGATCGGTACTGGGGCGTAAGCAATGGTACGGATTGCGGGACGCGCCCTGAAAGCGCTTGCGTATGAAATCCGGCTGGCCACGCTCTCGCTGAAACTGGACGTGCTGCTTGCCCGGCTGGAGCGGCGCTATCGGCCGGACCAGCCACGGGCGCCGAAAGGGACGCCGGAGGGCGGACAGTGGATTGATGACCTGTCAGTCCTCGGGTCGGTTCAGGTCGAGCCCGAGCGCGTTCAGGTTGCGGGTCCGCGCTGTGACGGGTTTTCCGGCGGGTGCCAAAATGGCGGTAGTTTTGGTACAACTGATCCGGTTCATATATCTGGCAAGCGCCTCTGCGTGGATTGCGCGGTGAAGTACCTTGGACTTCAGGGTCTTCCTTTTGAGGAAATATCTGAGACTTTTGGCGGATTTGATTCAGTCTGGCGCAAGAAGGGTACCAATGTTGTCAAGAGCGCAGGCACTCAGCTCGATCGAAGTTGGGGATGTGATCTTCGGGATCGCTGAAGGTGGTCAACCAAAACTGCTGTTGGTCTATGAGGCCGATAGTCGCGGTTTTTCGGCCCGCCATGTGACCTCGCAAACGATGGCCAAATTTGGTCGCGATGGCAAGAGTACTTGGGTTGCGGGCGGGGGCTCTTGTGTGATCGTCTCAACGGCACGGTTGCCTTCCGATATGTATGAGACAGCACTCGGCTTGGATCGAAAATGGGCAGCAAAGCCTGAATATCCGGACACGATACTGAGCCAGGCAGAAATCAAGCTGATGACTTCACATCGGGCCTTCTTTGAGGCACGGCCGCTGCCAGTTGCATGATTGCCTCTGGAGCCCAAGCCCTCGCCGCAATCAAAACTGGCGACCTGATATTCGGCATCAGGGACGATGGTCGAACGGACTTGTTGTTGGTCTACGATGCGAATGCGTCCAATTTTTGGGCCCGCAATATTCCGAATGAGTCGACCTACAAGTTTGGCCGGGATGGCGAAGGCCGGAGGATAGAAGATGACCGGCAATGCACCATTGTCTCGACTGCCGCTCTGCCGGCCGAGCAGTATCAGGTTGCGATCGCTTTAGATCGCAGGATGGGATCAAAGCCTGAATACCCAGACAGCCGGTTAACCAAGGACGAGATGCAATTGATCCTTACGCATGCTCGGTTTTTCGAAGAGCGGTTGCTTCCAGGAACGGAGGCGCTGGTAAAGCGAGGTCAAAAGCTCCGGGCCGTCGGAAGCATGCTGACACTGGAGTGGGATCCTTTCAATGCGACGGAGAATCCCTCGTCAGTGTTCGAGTACGATGACCATGTCTCGGATTTGCTGGCCTTATTGGACACTCACGCTTCCAAGAACGAAGTAGCCCGCTTTCTGAGGATGATCGCGGGTTTGAGAAACAGACCACCCCATGTGCTTGAGCGAGCCGATGCTGCAGCGGCCAGCCTGGTGCAATTGCGGGAAAGTTGGTCCTGACCAATGCATGGCCAGACGTTGCCGCAAATGTCGAACCACCCAAGCCCGCCTCCGGCGGGTTTTTTGTTGCCTGGAGAAACCCATGGACGAGCTGACCAAAACCGTCATCGAGCGGGGCGACCTCGCCCATCTGGCGCTGTTCCTCTGGGCGAGCGGCGCGAGCGCCTTGCTGGTGTGGGCTTTGCGCGAGATGGCGCGGGTGAATCAACACTTCAACGACTTCGTGCAGGAGATCGCGCAGTTGAATCGGCTTTTCCGAAAGGAGGACTAAGTCCATGGCAAACAAGCAAAATCGTGAAGCGGCGCAGCAGACGTTCAGGCAGTTTGCCTGGAACCTGGCGGGCACTCTGGCGGACAAGCAGCGCAGTGCACCCAAACCGCGCTCGAGTGGGACCAAGCGCGGATGAGCGGCATTCCGATAGATGCTGAGGGGCGGTTTGCCGGCTATGCCAGCGTCTTCAACCGGCTCGACAGCGGCGGTGATATTGTCCTGCCGGGGGCTTTTGCGAACAGCCTCGCCAAAAGGCGCGGGCGGATCAGACTTCTGTTCCAGCACGATCCGAAGGAGCCGGTCGGCGCCTGGGAGAGCATGGGCGAGGACGGCCATGGCCTCTTCGTCACCGGGCGGCTGGTGCCGGGGGTGCCGCGCTCGGATGCGCTCAGGCGCCTGATCGAGAACGGCGCGCTCGATGGATTGTCCATCGGCTTCCGCACCGTCAAGGCGAGCCGCCGGGACGGCAACCGCCTGTTGCATGAGATCGACCTCTATGAGGTCTCGATCGTCACCTTTCCGATGATGGAGGATGCGCGCATCGCCTCTCCCCTCACGGCCGGCGCGGCAATTGCCGCCGCCACCAAGACTATCCGTAACCGATAGAAGGACACCGACATGGATCGGATCGACGACGGCCTTGAAACCAAGGCCGGCGCAGGGGGCGATATTGCCGCGCTCTTCGCCGAATTCTCCTCTGCATTCGAGGAATTCAAGGCCACCAATGACCAGCGCCTGAAGGAAATCGAAAAACGCGGCAGCGCCGACGGCCTGCTCGAGGGCAAGCTGGAGCGCCTCAACCGCGTCATCGATGGGCACAAGGCAGCGCTGGATCGCGTCAGTGCCGAGCGGGCGCGACCGGCCCTCGAAGGCAAGGGCGGCGGCGTGCCGGATGGCGAATACAAGGAGGCCTTCTCGGCTTATGTGAAGCGCGGCGAGGAGAAGGCGCTGCAGATTGGCGTGGCCAGTGATGGCGGCTATGTGGTGCCGGGCGAGGTCGAGACCGAAATTACCCGGCTGATGACTCATATCTCGCCGATCCGCGCCATTGCGGGCGTCCGGCAGGTTTCGGGTTCGGTCTATAAGCGCCCGATCACCGTGACCGGACCGCAGACCGGCTGGGTGGGCGAGACGGCGAACCGCCCCACCACCGACAGCCAGACGCTGGCAGAACTGAGCTACCCGACGACCGAACTCTACGCCATGCCGGCGGCGACCACCGCCTTTCTCGACGACGCTGCGGTGGATGTGGGCCAATGGATTGCCGATGAGGTGAACGCGGCCTTTGCGGCGCAGGAAACCACTGCCTTCGTCTCTGGTGACGGCGTCAATAAGCCGAGCGGGTTCCTTAACGGCACCAAGGTGGCCGAGGCCAGCTGGAGCTGGGGCAATCTGGGCTATTTGGCGACCGGCGTCAGCGGTGCGCTTCCGGCGAGCAATGCCAGCGACGTGCTGATCGACCTGGTCTACGCGCTCAAGGCCGGGTATCGGCAGAATGCCAATTGGGTGATGAACCGCAAGACCCAAGGCGCGCTGCGCAAGCTCAAGGATGCCGACGGAAACTATCTCTGGCAGCCGGCAGCGGCGGCCGATGGGCGAGCCAGCTTCATGGGCTTTCCGCTGGTTGAGGCCGAGGACATGCCCAATGTCGGTGCGGACAGCTTCTCGATTGCCTTTGGCGACTTCCGCCGCGGCTATCTGATCGTCGACCGCCAGGGCGTCTCGGTACTGCGCGATCCGTTCAGCTCAAAGCCCTACGTCCTGTTCTATACCACCAAGCGCGTCGGCGGCGGGATCGCGGACTACGACGCGATCAAGCTGCTGAAATTCGGCGTGAGCTGAGGGGTGTGGGCCTGGTCATCTGACGCGAAAGCCCCCGGTCTGTTCCTTCTCCCACAAGGGGAGAAGGGTAGGCCGCAGCGTTGATCTCCCAACAAGGAAACAAACATGACGGCATATATCCTGGCGGGGCCCGCCGAGGAGCCGGTTTCGCTTGTCGAAGCCAAGGCATTCCTCAAGGTCGATGACACAGCCGAGGACGCGCTGATCAGCACGTTGATCGGCGCGGCGCGACTGCATGTTGAAAGCGTGACGGGTAAGGCGCTGCTGGCGCAAAGCTGGCGGGTGGTGCTGGATTCCTGGCCCGAAGGTGGTGTGGTCAAACTGCCAGTTTCGCCTCTTTTGTCGGTAACGGGCATTGCGGCCATCGACGAGAATGGTGGAAGCCACGAGATCGCGCTGGCGCAATTTCTCAGCGAGCCGGACCGGCTGATCGTGCCGCCTGTCGTGATCGGTATGCCGGCATTGCGCACCCGCCAGGGGCTGGAGATCGACTATGTCGCGGGCTTTGGTGCCGAACCCGCTGACGTACCTGCCGATTTGCGCCAGGCGCTGCTGGGCCTGGTGGCGCATTGGTATGAGCACCGCGACGCAGTGATCGTGGCCGGGTCGGGGGCCATCGTGCCCTCGGGATTTGATCGTGCCGTGGCGGGTTACAAGCGGGTGCGGTTGTGAGCGGAGAGAAGATTCCGCCTGTCGGAACCCTGACGGACCGGGTCCAGCTCAAACGCCGCGATAGCCAGGACGACGGTGGCGGTGGCCATGTGAGGATCTACATGCCGGTCGCCCATCTCTGGGCAAGGGTGCGCAGTCTGACCGGGCGGCAGGGGACCAATGCCGACGGGCGCGCCGTGGCGATCTCGCATAGCGTGGTGCTGCGCTTTCGCAATGACATCTCGCCGGGGGACCGGATCGTCTATCGCGGGCGCAATCTCGATGTGGTGAGCGCTGCTGACCTCAACGGCCGGCGGGCCTATCTGAGCTGCGCCTGCAGCGAAACCAGTTTTACGGGGTGAGAACATGCACCCGATAGCGAGTTTGCAGGCGGCACTGGTGGAAGCGCTGCTGGCCGATGCGGCGCTCGTGGCGCTGATTGGGGCCGATGGCGTGTTCGATGCACCGCCGCGCGACCGGCCGGCGCCTTATGCGGTGATCGACCGGCACGACGTTCGGCAACGCGATGGTGACGCAGCACCGGGGCAGGAACATCGGGTGTTGCTGCATTGCTGGAGCAGTCAACCAAGCCGCAAGGCGGCGCTGGAGATCGCCGAGCGCGTCGTGGCGGTGGGGGCAGGGGCGCTGGCCCCGGTTGGGCTCATGGTGACACATGCCGAACATATGCGCACCGAAACGAGCATCGATACGGCGACGGGGCAGGCGCGGGCGGCGGTGACGCTGCGGTTTTTCAGCGAGTAGGCGGCATCCCCTTCATCCGCCCTGCGGGCACCTTCTCCCACGAGGGGAGAAGGGGGCACCGCGTATCCAACATCCACCGGCTCACCCCTCTCCCCCTGTGGGAGAGGGTGGATCGGCCGCAGGCCGAGACGGGTGAGGGGTTTTCCAGGAGAAGAAAATGGCAGCCCAGAGCGGCAAGGATATGCTTCTAAAACTCGACCAGACCGGGGCGGGGAGTTTCATCACCGTGGCGGGGCTGCGCACGCGTAGTCTCAATTTCAATGCGGCCAGCGTCGATACGACCGACCAGGAAAGCGCCGGGCGCTGGCGGGAATTGCTGGCCGGTGGCGGGGTCAAGCGGGCCTCGGTGTCCGGGGCGGGGGTGTTCAAGGACCAGGCCTCGGACGCAACGATCCGTAACCTGTTCTTTGCAGGCACCATTCGGAACTGGCAACTCATCCTGCCGCATTTTGGCACCGTGGAAGGGCCGTTCCAGATCGTGGCGCTGGAATTTTCCGCCGATCATGCCGGGGAAGTGACGTTCGACCTGGCGCTGGAAAGTGCGGGTGAGGTGAACTTCGCGGCGGCTTAGGAAACAAACATGACCAATTTTCATCGTGGTGAAATCGCTGCCGAAATCGGCGGCGAGACGAGAACGCTTTGCCTGACGCTCGGGGCACTGGCGGAACTGGAGGCTCGGCTGGGGGCCGGGGATCTTGCGGGGCTGGCCGAACGATTTGGCGAGGGCCGGGTTTCGGCGCGTGACCTGACCGCCATTCTGGGCGCCGGACTGCGCGGCGGTGGCAATAACCTGAGTGATGACGACCTGGCGCGCATGAGCGTCGAGGGCGGATTGCGGGGCGCGGCCGAGATTGCCGTGCGGCTCTTGCAAGCAACCTTTGGAGAACGCGAATGAGGCCGTTTCCGTGGAGGGACGCAATGAGCTTTGGGCTGGGGGTGCTGCGGCTGCCGCCGCGCGATTTCTGGGCCATGACGCCGCGCGAACTGGCTTCTGCCTGGGGCGCGCTGATGGGGGATCGGGCCGGGCCGCTGGAGCGGCGCGATCTGCAGGACTTGATGGAGCGCTTTCCCGATGGCCGGTGATCTGTTTGGCGAAGAGCTGCGCGACCAGTTGACGGATGTGAACATCGAGCTCGGACGCATCAGCGACCTCGCCGATGGCGTTGCCAGTTCCGTCAGCCGCGCCTTTCGCGGCGCTGTTATGGATGGCAAGTCATTTCGGTCGGTGCTGAGCGATATTGCCGGTGCCTTTGCCGATATCGCACTCAAGGCCGCGTTCAAGCCGCTTGGCACGCTGGTTGGCGGGCTGGTGGAGAACATCTTCACGGCCACAAATCCGGCGGTGACGGAATTTGCCAAGGGTGGTGTGATCTCGGCACCGAGATACTTCCCGTTGGGGCAGGGCCTGGGACTGGCCGGCGAGGCAGGGCCCGAGGCGATCATGCCCCTGCAGCGCGGGCCGGATGGGCGATTGGGCGTTGCCGGCGGGGGCGGCGCGATCAATGTAACCTTCAATGTGACGGCGAGCGACGCCCGCAGTTTTGCCGCCAGCGAGGCCGAGGTGAGCGCGATGTTGCTGCGGGCGGTGCGGCGGGGCACGCGCAGCGCTTGATATTCAGGTGATGCCGGCCTGCAAGCGGAGGGTTTCTGTGCTTCCGGTGCTCACGTACCCAAACGTACGCTGTGCTCCGGTTCTCGAAACTCACCACTTTCGGCTCGGCCTGACCTGAATCTCTGCGCGCTGTGGTGCCAAAACGAGAGATTCAAAATGTCCTTTCATCACATTCGCTTTCCGCTCGACATTGCGCTCGGGGCGCGGGGCGGGCCGGAGCGCAGGACCGATGTCGTGACGCTGGCGGGCGGGGGCGAGAAGCGCAATGGGCGCTGGGCCCATTCGCGGCGGCGCTATAACGCGGGTTACGGCGTCAAATCGCGGGCCGACATGCAGGCAGTGCTGGCCTTTTTCGAAGAGCGGCGCGGGCGGCTGCACGGGTTCTTGTGGCGCGACGGGCTGGACCATTCCTCCGGCGGCGCGGTGCCGCTGCCAACCGATCAGGAGATCGGGACAGGAGACGGGGTTCGGACCGAATTTCAGCTCACCAAGCGCTATGGCGCGGCGTTCGATCCCTATCGCAGGCCGATTGCCAAGCCGGTTTCGGGCAGCGTCCGCGTGGCTCTGGATGGGGTGGAACTCATGAGTGGCTGGAGCGTGGACGTGACCAGCGGTGTCGTGGGCTTCGCCAGCGCACCTGCAGATGGAGCAGGCGTAACTGCAGGGTTTCTGTTTGATGTGCCAGTGCGGTTCGATACCGACCGGCTCGACATCGAACTCAACGGTTTCGATGGGGCCGAGGCGCCGAGTATTCCACTGGTGGAGATCTTGCCATGAGGGAGCTGCCGCATGATCTGGCTTTGCACCTTGCGCAGGGGGAGACCACGACGGCCAAATGCTGGCGCGTGATCCGCACAGACGGGGTGACGCTCGGCTTTACCGATCACGACCGGCCTCTACTGGTCGCGGGAACGAACTGCGTGCCGAGCTTTGGGCTCGATGGCGGCGAAGTGCCATCGCGGCTCGGCCAGCAGGTGGAGACCGGCGAGGTTCTGGGCGTGCTCGACAGCGCCGCCATTGCCGAGGACGATATACTTTTGGGTCGCTATGACGGTGCGCGCGTCGAAACCTGGCTGCTGAATTGGTCCGAACCGAGCCAGTGCGTGATGCTGCGGGTCGATACCATTGGCGAGATTGTTCGAGAGGACGGCGTGTTCCGGGCGGAGCTGCGCTCGCCACAACAGGCCCTCAACATCACAAGGGGGCGGGTGTTTCAGGGGCTGTGCGATGCAAGTGTCGGGGACGCTCGCTGCGGTGTCGATACCGGCAATGCCGCCTATCGCGGGGAGGCCATTGTCGTAGGCTTGATCGACGATTTTCAGCTTCGCGTGAGCGGGCTGTCCGGATTTGAAGAGCACTGGTTCGCCTTCGGGGTGGCGCTGTGGACCGATGGTCAGCGCCATGGACTGCGCGATCCCATCCTGACCCATCGCCGCAATGCAGATGGCGACATTCTCGGCTTTTCCAGCCGGGTCGGGGAGTGGTGCTCACCGGGCGACGTATTGACCGTGACGGTGGGCTGCGACCGGCGGTTCACCACCTGCCGGGAGAAGTTCGCCAACACGGCCAATTTCCGTGGCTTTCCGCATATCCCGGGTAGCGATTATGTGCTGCGCCATCCTCGTAGCGGCTACGCCATGGATGGCAGGCCGGTGGTGCCATGAGGCCCGAACTGGTGGTGAAGGCCGCGCGGGCCTGGCTGGGTACACCCTATCGGCACCAGGCCTCGACCCTGGGTGCTGGGTGCGACTGTCTGGGGCTGTTGCGGGGCGTGTGGCGAGCGCTTTATGGCGACGAACCGGTGGCAGTGCCGCCCTATCGGATGGAGCGGCGCGGCCAGGAAAGAGACCCTGCCCTGCGAATGGCGGCGGAACGGTTTCTTATTGCAGATGAAGGGGAGCCGCAAACGGGGCAGGTGGTTCTGTTTCGACTGGGCGGCGCGCCGGAGCCGCGCCATTGCGGCATTCTGATCGCCCCGGACCGCTTCATTCATGCCCAGGAGCATCTGGGGGTCGTTGAGGCGAACCTGACCCCCGGCTGGGCGAAACGGGTCAGCGGCCGGTATCGGTTTCCGAACCCGACGTGACGCCCGCCTAGGCGCCCCGCGCCCGGTTATTTTCCAAGGATCAAGAAGATGGCGACACTGGCACTTTCGGTTGCCGGTCAATTTGCTGGCGGACTGCTGGGCGGTCCCATCGGCGCGACTGTTGGACGGGCGCTCGGCGCACTGGCCGGCAGCGCCGTGGACGGCTGGTTGTTCGGGCAGCAAGCGCAGAAATCCGAGGCCCCGCTGTTCGATGTGCGGTTGGGAGCGTCGAGCGAAGGGCTGGGCATTCCCAGGCTCTACGGCTGGGGACGTCTTTCGGGCAATATCATCTGGGCGCGTGAACTGGTGCGTCATGTCAGCGAGACGGCCGGGTCGAAGGGCATGGCGCCCGCGACCGAAGAGGCGGAGGAAATTCTGGCCAGTTTCGCGGTCGCCTTTTGCGAGGGGCCGGTAGCCAGGCTCGGACGTATCTGGGCCGATGGGCAGCTGCTCGACACGCGCGGCCTTAATCTGCGCTTTTATCATGGCGATGAGACCCAGACACCGGACAGCCTGATCGAGGCACTGCAGGGGAGCGGCAATGCGCCCGCCTATCGGGGTGTTTGCTACCTCGTGGTCGAGAACCTGCCGCTCAGCCGGTTCGGCAATCGAATTCCGCAGCTTTCCGCCGAATTGTGCCGCGTAGTGGGCGATCTTGAGCCATCCATCCGCGCCATGACGATCATTCCGGGCGCGACGGAGTTTGGCTATGACCCCGAGCCAAGGGTGAGGGTGCTGGGGCCCGGCGCGGGGGTGAGCGAAAATGCCCACCTGCTGGCAGGGACCAGCAATTGGAGCTGGTCGCTCGACGAGTTGCAGGCGCTTTGCCCCAATCTCAGGCATGTCGCGCTGGTTGTGAGCTGGTTCGGCGATGATCTGCGCTGTGCAAACTGCACCGTGGAGCCGCGTGTCGAGGATGCGACCCGCAACATAGAAGGAGCGGACTGGAGTGTCGCTGGTGTGACGCGGGCAGCGGCGCGGGTGGTATCGAGCCATGCGGGCGGACCGGCCTATGGTGGCACACCCTCGGACGCTTCGGTGCTCGCCGCCATCGCCGATCTCAAGGCGCGTGGGCTCAAGGTGACGATCTATCCTTTTGTGCTGATGGACATTCCGCAGGGCAATGGGCTGGGCGATCCATTTGGCGGCAGCGAGCAGGCGGCCTATCCCTGGCGGGGGCGGATCACCTGCTCGCCGGCGCCGGGGCAGCCCGGATCACCTGAGGGCAGTGCCGCTGCCGCGGCCCAGGTGGCCGCGTTCGTGCCAGGCTATCGCGCCATGGTGTTGCATTACGCCCAGCTCGCCGTTGCGGCGGGTGGCGTGGATGCCATGCTGATCGGCTCGGAAATGGTCGGGCTCTCCAGCCTGCGCGGGGCGGGCAACAGCTTTCCCTTCGTTAATGCGCTGGTGTCGCTGGCCGCCGATGTGCGGGCCATCGTGGGGCCAGCAACAAAACTGACCTATGCGGCAGACTGGAGCGAGTATTCGGGGTGTCAGAAGGATGGCGCCAAGTTCTTTCATCTCGACCCACTCTGGGCCTCGCTCAATATCGATGCGATTGGGATCGACTGCTACATGCCCCTGGCCGACTGGCGGGATGGTGAGGCCCATGCCGACCTGGCACTGGCGCGGACCGGCTATGAGCTCGATTATCTGGCGGGCAATATTGCGAGGGGCGAGGGCTATGACTGGTTCTATGCCAGTGAAGCAGACCGGCGCGCCCAGCTTCGTACGCCGATAACCGACGGCGCGCATGGCGAACCGTGGATCTGGCGCTACAAGGATATCGAAGCCTTTTGGGGCCAGCAGCATTTTGATCGCCCCGGAGGCGTACGAAATGCCTTTCCGACGGCCTGGGTGCCCGGCTCGAAGCCGATATGGTTGACCGAAATCGGGTGCGGCGCTGTCGACAAGGGTGCCAACCAGCCCAATATTTTCGGTGACAACAAGAGCGCCGAAGACGGGCGGCCCTATTTCTCGGCCGGCACCCCGGACGCGCTGATCCAGCGGCAGGTGCTGCGGGCGCATCACCAGCGTTGGAACGATCCGACCCTCAATCCGGCCGGCATGGTCGATCCTGAACGGCTCTATTGCTGGACCTGGGACGCACGGCCGTTTCCGGTCTTCCCGGCGCTGACAGAGGTTTGGTCCGACGGCACCAATCATGCGACCGGCCACTGGCTGACCGGGCGATTGGGTGGGCTGGCCAGCGACGAGTTGGCCCGCGCCGTGGCATCGGAGTTTGACAGCCTTGTTTTCGCTGCACCATCGGCACCCTTGATCGTCGGGCTGACTGTGTCAGGTGCTGGAACAGCCCGCGATGTCCTTGAGACCGTGTTTGACCTGACAGGGCAAAAGCTTGCCGCGCGTGGCGATGCAATGGTCGGCCTTGCGCAAGGTGCAGGAAAAGCGATTGAACTGGAATACGAGATACTGGCCAGCACTGACGCGCCGGTACTGTTGCGGCGGCGCAGCGATGGTGCCGAAAAGCCGGCACGGCTGACGCTCGGGCATTTTGACCGGGAGCGGGATTATCTGGCTGCGACGTCAGCGGCGATCCGGCCGGAACAGGGGCCGCTGGTCACCCAGAATTTGCCGGTCGTGCTCGATAGCGGCGCTGCCCGGCAAGCTGCTGAACGTCTGCTCGATCAACATGCCGCAGGCGGGGACAGGATCGAGTTCGCCCTGCCGCCGGGCCAGATTGCGCTTGAACCGGGCGACCGGGTATCCCTGTCTGGTCTCGCGGAGGGACCGTTCGAGATCACCGAGATTCGCGATGGTGCCGTCCGTCAAATCTCGGCCAGTGCGGTGCGACGCGGTGATGCTCTGGCCACAGGCATAGATCGACCGCGGGGCAACCGTCCGGCCATTATGCCTGTGGTAACGCCGGTGGTGGTGGCGGCACACCTGCCACCATTGCCGTCAGATCCACTGCGCAGCCGGCTGGCCCTGGGCGTCTATGCGGATCCCTGGCCGGGAGCTGTGGAGATCGTTGACGACGCAACGGGCACCCAATTGGCGCGGTTAAGTCGTCCGGCAGCAATCGGTGAACTGCTCACGCCCCTGGCCTCCGCACCTGAGGCGCAGTGGGATCGAGGGAACAGGCTCGATATACAGTTGAACGCAGGCCATCTCGCCGATGCGGAGCCATTGGCCGCACTGGCGGGCACGAACCGGGTCGCAGTCGAGACCGATGCCGGCGACTGGGAGGTTATCGGGTTTGCCAACTCAGAACTGGTGACACCAGGGCAGTATCGTCTGACTGCGTTACTGCGGGGGCTGGAAGGCTCTGGGCATGCCATTGGCACTGCCTCGGCTGGACGTCGGGTGTTGGTCCTCAATCAGGCCGTGGTGACCTTGGCGGTGGAAACGGACTGGATTGGCGAAGGCCGCGACCTGCGCGCAACCACCACCGGAGGTGGCGCCGGAGAGATCGTGACAGTCGCCCCCGGGCCCGGTCCGGTGCTGCCTCTTCCCCCTGTCCATCTCAAAGGGTCGAGGGTGGCGGATGGATCGATCACGCTGCAATGGACCCGCCGCAGCCGTGCTGACGGCGATGGCTGGGGCGTCGCCGAACCACCGCTCGAATTCGCGCCGGAGAACTGGCAGGTCGAGATCGTGACCGGTGGCGTGACGGTGAGAACTCTGAGTGCGGTGCATTCCTCAGCCCTCTATCCGCTGGCCGACCAAGTCACCGACCACGGTGCTCCGGCGAGCAGTTTCACCTTCAATGTTCGACAAGTCAGCGCGGCGCTCGGTGCGGGCCATGGCGCGACGGGAGAGTTCCATGACTGATGGTCGGTTTGACGCCTGCCTCGCCGAAATTTTCCGGCATGAGGGGGGCTATGTGGATCACCCGGCCGATCCGGGCGGCGCCACGAATATGGGGATCACCCGCAAGACCCTGGCGGGCTGGCGCAATGTTTCGCCCTGGTGGGATCTGCCGAAAACGGAGGTGCAGAGCCTCGACAGGGACGAGGCAGCCCGGATCTATCAAGCAGGTTTTTGGGATGCGTGCCGGGCAGGGGAGCTGCCACCGGGTGTGGACCTCGCTGTGTTCGATTTTGCGGTCAATTCCGGGCCGGCCAGAGCGATCCGTTGCCTGCAGCAGGTGCTCGGCGTTGCCGCTGACGGACTTGTTGGCCCGATCACGCTGGCTGCCGCCAATCGATCCAGCGCTGCGAGAACTGTGGACGCCCTGTGCGACCGGAGGCTCGGTTTTCTCAAGGGCCTTTCCACTTTCCCGGTGTTTGGGCGCGGCTGGATCCGCCGTGTCGAAACCGTTCGTGCCGCTGCGCTCGCCGCGGCTCCAATCACAAGTGCAAACCAAGGAGATGAGACCATGGACATTCTGTCTGGCTACAAGACCTATATCGTGGCGACAATCATGCTGATTGCCGGGCTGGCGCAGATGCTGGGCATCGACCTGCCAGCGCTGGACAGCGGTTCGGCAGGAAGCCTGGTGCTGGAATCGCTGGCCATATTGTTCCTGCGCAAGGGATTGAAGGGGGATATCGGCAAAGCCTGA